TGACAGATTTGTAATGATGACGGATTCTTGACGGTTCAAGGGATAGATGACAATCTGTTGACGGTATTGATTAAGGTGATGGGATTGATGGGTGACATATCCCTAGCAATATACACATTGCTTTCCTAAAAATAAATTAATGTTCTAATAAGTTATAAGGATCCCGGTTTTTATAACCAAACTAAAAGTTATAAGCAGCCTGGCTCTTAGAAGATATGGTTATATATGGTACCCCCACCCCCAACTTGGTAGGGCTAGTTTAATGTTAATATCCACCCCATATACCGGAGCTTTTTTTAAAGTCAACTGATGTCTTTGCTATACAATTCAGGGAGTTACAAGTGATTTAGTGCTTTAGCAGTACCAGATTTGGTACTACCTAGGAGTGTATTTGTTGATAAGTTGTTGTTTTAGAAGGGATTAGACGTAACTAGGTGCAGCGTGATCAAGGTAGTACTGGGTTCTGAAGAGCAAAAGAACCCCAAGGGAAGACTCTTTAAAGCCTAACCTTGGTTCCTTCTACTCTATAAGCACTTGGGCCTTCGAGCAGTTCGTCATTAACGCAATTAAACGAACTCGGCTGCCTTCTACTAGCGTGTAGTCCACCCCCTGTTCAGCCTTTCGAACTCAGATGCGCCGTGGGGAATCTTTTTGCGCTTTAAGCCTTGAGCGGTGAGTGAAGGGGTTACCTGGACATATCCTTCAAGGCCGAGATTTTGTAATCGAGTCAAAGTATACATTACACCAGCGTAATCTTATAGTTTTTTCCTTGACTTTTTGAAACTTTTTACATCTTTTTTTATAATTAATTTACAAAGCCTGTTTTAGGCTATTATACTACCGCTGTCGGCCCTCCCTCTCTCAGGCTGACCGCCTTCCCTTTAGCGTTCGCTTCTGGGGAGGTGTCTTTTATGGAGCGGTAATGAGATACATACAAAATCCAGATTTTATGAAAAGAGCTATGCTTCCAAGAGAAGATGCTCCTTCAATAAAAAACCCTGACGGCAGTGTGTCTACTCATAGGATGGCTGCCGAAAAGTATAAAGGCGATTGGTATGCGTTTCCGTTAATATCACAGCAAAAAGACGGCTCTCTCAAGCAGTACAAAGATAAAGATTGGCTTAAAGCCTTAAAAGCCAACTTAAAAAATGATAATGTTATGAGGTTTGGGCAGGACAAAGACTCAGCAATAGCGTTTGCTAAGGGCGACTACAAGGTAGGAACCCCTATGGAGGAAAACCAAATTATTAAGTCTTTGATGCGGCAAGACCCAAAAACATTGCTAGAGAGCTTGGTTGGAAAATGAGTATTGATTTTAACCCAGAGTTCACAGTGGCAAACGTAATAACTATAGTGGTAGCTTTAACCGTTGGATTGTCGGCCTGGAACAGTGTCGAGGGTCAAGTGACTCAAAATCAAACAGCAATCAATGAGAGCAAGCAGTCAGTACAAAAAATAACTTCTGACCTAGCGGAATTAAAGATAGATGTGGCTTTGTTGAAACAAGACTCAGAACACGCATCTGAAATGATGGAAGAAATCAAAGCCAATCAAACACATATAATCAAACTATTGAGTGAAGGATAAAAAGGGATAAAAAATGGCAGACAAGTATTACGACTATAATAATGGTAGTGCATCTAACGATGGCTCTACGCCAGCACTTGCAAAAGCTACACGTACAGAAGCCGTTTCAGCATCAAGTGTGGGTGATTTTGTTATTGCTGTTGATGGAATCCAAGTACCAACAGAAGAAAACCACTTTCAGTTCAATGATCGAAGAAACGAAAAAGGCGAAACCTATAGAAAGGCTATTTTACGCTCTGGCGGATCAACAGACTATGTTGCAAGGACTACTTCTACATTAGCGGAAGCAGACAGCCCATTTATCGTAGAGAATCTTGTATTTGATGGACAAAACACCGTAGACAGTTGTTTTGAGCTAGTAGAGCAGTCTGCTGGAGAAGAGTTGATCACACAATTTAAAGGTTGTGAGTTTAGAAACTCCAAAACAAATGCAATAAGAATCCTAGAAAGGGGCGGTAGACAGCAGTTTTATGACTGCAAAATAGATGATGATGGCGGCCTTGAGGACACAGTTGTTGGAACTTCAAGTTTGTCTGGAAAAACAAATCAAGTCATCCAGTTTCAAGGATTAGAAATTAATCTCACTACAATTACAAGCAATTTTGGCGTTATTGATTTAGATCAAGTAGCAACGCCAAGCAACACTTTAGGGCTTCACTTTAATAATGTTTCTGGCGTATTTAATGTTTCTGGCGGTAGCGGTCGAGTGTCAGTTTTAGATTTAAAGTGTAAAAATGTTATTAAAGTTGACAATTGTGACATAGAGATACAGGGTGACGGCACAGAAAGCACAAGTTCGTCTTACGGTATTCTTGTGAGAGGCAATGGTTCTGGTCATGAAATTAGTGACATTGACATAGCTAACAATAATGTTGGTTTCAAAGCAAAGGCTGGCTACGGGATAGCATTTGGCCAGTCAACAGTAGACTCACACATAACAGGTGGTAACGTAACAGGAAACACAGTTACTGGCAAAACTTATACAGATGCCAGTATAACGCCTCACAACTACGTTATGGGTCAGGGGACAGGCGGCGGACTTTTAAAAGGCAACAAGTCTATCAATGGTTATGTAGGCTATCTTTTTTCTATAACAGACTCATGCACAGCCACTGGCAACCTAGCGTTTGATTGTAACGGACCAAATTTTTATGCAAAAGGCACAACTGCGGCTACAATTAGCGACAATACTGCTGTAGTAACAGCAAATATCACTCAACGAGACAGGGGAATATTAGCTGTAGCGCCACAAGGTGGCACAGACACTACCGCAGTCACTTTTCAACAAAACTTAGTTGTTGTAGAAGACATAAGCAAAATACACTCTTTAGCGTATATTGAAGATTCTGACCAAGCTTGTACATTTACAAGAAACACTTACATTATTCCAGACACTGTTGATGTCGCTACAGCAAACTTATTTTCGTATGAAAATGGTGCTGGCGGAGCGGCAAATAAAACACTTGCAGAATGGAATGCAACAAGCGAAGTAACTGATGATGTTATTGTTCAACTTCCATTAGCTGAAATACAAAAAATAATTAACAATTACCGACCTAGCACTGAAGGTACGGCAACTCCTAGAGCTAATATAGACATTTCTAGGCAGTACGCATCATCATCATCATCGGCGATAACTATGGCAGCAGGTCAATCTATGAGAGTGTACTCATTCCCAGAGTTAGGGTTTGGGGAAAGTGTTACAGGATCAATTGATGGAAAGTCAATAGGAACTGTAATAAACGAAGGAGAAGATAGCGGCATTGTTAAAAACACTAAAAATTATTCTGTTTCTTTAGTGTTAACAAAATCAGAAACTAACCAATCGACTAGGGTGGAAAGAGATTAATGTCAAGAACTACTCTTATTGAATCTACAAAAAACGAAGTTGCTGCTAGTGATACTTTCACATTGGAGCCTGGTGAGTCAAGAAGGTTTTATTCAGAGCCACAGCTTCTTACTGGTGATTTTGTAACTGCTTTTGTTTTAAAAGGTAGTGATTATAAATCTCTAGGAACTTTAATTAACGAAGGTGAAAGCAGCGGCATTATTAGAAATAAAAAAAATTATAGCAGAACTTTTAGGCTTAAAAAATCATCAACAAGGCAGTCTGTAAAAATATCGCATGATTAAACGACAAAAGAAAAGAAAGCTTACTAAGCAGCAGGAAAAGTTTGTTGATTTAATGGCGCGTGGGTATCACGAAGGCCGAGATCCAACAAAAATGACTGTAATGGATGCCTTTAGGTTAGCGGGGTATGCACCGGATAACGGTAACGCTTATCGCTTATATAAAGACCTAAAAGAAACTATTAAAGAAAAACGTGATGATCTTGTTGATGAAAATCAAGTTGCCTCGTTAGCTACCAAGATTATTGAAGACATTATGGTAAACCCAGATGTCAGACCAGAAATTCGCCTAAAGGCGGCACAAGACGTTCTGCACAGAACAGGCCACGATAAACCGAAAGAAGTTAATCTTAACCAAACAGTATCTGACCTTTCTGATGCGGAACTTGATGAACAACTATCCGAGCTGATTGAATCATCCACTAATGTCAAACAACTTAAGCAAGGCTGAAAAACAAAAACTCCTTAAGTTAATGCAGGAGAGAGAGGAAAGGCGAAAGTTTAATGTTATCGCCGAATGGAGTCCGTATGGCTGGCAGGAAATCCTTGCAAATGCGACAAAAGAAAACAATCAGTGCCTAGCGATGGCGGGCAACCGGGTAGGCAAGACCTATACTGGCGCTAGAATTACAGCATGCCACCTAACAGGAAAATATCCTGACTGGTGGAAAGGTAAACGGTTTACCAAGCCAATTAACGCTTGGGCTGCCGGTGCTAGTACGGTTACGACAAGAGACATCCTACAGAAAGAGCTGTTGGGTGATCCTGTCAATTTAGAGTTAAGAGGTTCTGGGTCAATACCTAAAGACTGCATTGTTGATGTAGTTAGGAAGCCTCAGATACCTAACGCAGTAGAAAGCATTGTAGTCAAGTTCCATAATGCTTTTGGCGTACACATAGGTGAGTCGGTACTATCTTTTAAGTCCTATGAAATGGGCGAAGAAAAGTTCATGGGTTCATCATTAGACTGGGTGTGGCTAGACGAGCAACCAGCACAGAATATATATACCCAGTGTCTAACAAGGACATTGGATAAAAGGGGTTACGTTATGATGACGTTTACTCCTGAAAGCGGCATGACTCCTGTTATCAATCAATTCTTGAAAGACAGGAAGAAAGGCCAGTTTTTAATACAGGCAGGGTGGGACGAAGCGCCTCACCTTGACGAAGATGCAAAAGAGCAGATCCTAGCGCAGTACCTTCCTAACGAAAGGGAGATGCGTACAAAGGGTCAGCCAGTATTTGGTAGAGGCATGGTCTTCCCTTACTCGCTTGAAAAGCTGGTAGTAGAAGACTTTGACGTACCTGAGTCTTGGCCAAGGATATGCGGCATTGACTTTGGATTTGATCACCCTACAGCGATTGTATGGGGTGCGATTAACCCAGAGAACGGTTGCTTTTATATAGTTGACGAATACAGAGAATCTCGTCAGACCGCAGTCGAACACGCCATAGCGATAAGGGCTAGACCACATCAGCCACCTATAGCCTGGCCGCACGATGGTAACAGGACTTTTGATGGCGGCGACTCAATGGCACAGCAGTACAGGCAGGAAGGAGTTAACTTTCTACCAGAACACTTTACAAATCCCCCTGACATATCGCAAACTAAGGGAGACATAAAGATTTCTGCTGGTATTACTGCAATGACTAGGGCGATGCAGAAAGGATTATTTAAAGTATTTCAGAGTTGTCACTTCTGGCAACAGGAATACGGGACTTACCATTTTGGTGATAACGGTAAGATAGTAGACAAAGAAGACGATTTGATGTCTGCCACAAGATACGCATTCCAGAGTCAAAGGTTTGCACAGGCATCTGAATCAAATAAAAGAAAGCGACCTTGGGAAACCAAGGAGTCACAAAACTATAACTGGGTAACATAATGGTTCCTAATAAAGACTTAATTACGGCAATCAACTCATACGAAGACAATGTATCTGACCACATGGACAGCGATGCAGCGCAAACTCGCGCTGATCTTATTGATTACTATCTTGGTGAGCGATACGGGAATGAACGTGACGGCTACTCGAAAATCGTTACCAGAGAAGTCTATCAGACTGTTGAGAATATCAAAGCCGATGTTGCCGAGCTTTTCATTGCAGACGATGAAACTGTTAGATTCGAGCCAGAAGGCCCAGAAGACGTAGAAGGCGCACAACAAGCAACTGACTACGTTAGATATGTATTTTATCGTCAAAACGATGGGTTTAGCGTAATACTAGATTCTTTGATGGATGGACTTCTTCAACGACAAGGCGTTATTAAGCGTTGGCGGCACATGGAAGACATGGTGACGAACCATAGCTTTGAAGAAATTTCAGAAGCTGCTTTTGCTATATTGATGGCAGATCCAGAAGTGGAAATTACTGAGTTTACAGAAGCTTTTGACGAAATGACACAATTAAGTGTTTACAGCGGAAAGTTATTAAGAACTAAAACTGAAAGCGAAACTAAAGTAGAAG